CCCGCGTGGTCTACCGCCTCCCCAATGCCGCGCCCCTGATGCCCGCCTGAAATCTTTTTCGCATGACACCGCTGCAACTCATCGCCGCCGCTGAAGACGTTCCCAACGGGGAGCAGATCAAGACCTGGCTTCTCGTGCTGCTCTTCCTGCTCGCCGTGTGGGACCGCGTGGGCAAGTTCACCGGGCGCGGTGAGAAGCGCGAGGTTTCCTTTTCGCCGGACCTGGTGCACCGCCGCGAGTTCGACGAGCACCGCAACGGCGTGCGCGAGCAGCTGCTGGACGTGAAGCGCGTCATGGAAGCGCTGCCGGAGAAGCTGGAGGAAAAGTTTCAGGACCGTCAGGACCGCACCGAGGACGAAACCGCGATGCGCCTGGAGCAGCACAACAAGCGCATCACCGCCATCGGCGAGGACGTCGCCGAACTGCGCGGACAGATCGGCGTGCACCGCCGCCGCAATCCTGGCACCCATCCCTGATTTCAAACCACGCCCACACCCATGCCCGAATACAATCACCGCTCCGATCTGCGCGCCACGATGCGGCTCGTGCTCAAGCTCGTGCCCCGCGATCTCTGGGTCACCCGCGAGTTCATCCATGCCAAGATGAAGCTGGCGGATCCCACCGCCGATGACGAGGCGGAGAACAAGAGCGTGCTGCGCTGGCTGGATGACAAGGGCCACGTGGAATCACGCGAGAACCAGGACACGGACAAGACCGAATGGCGCCTCACGGAGCTGGGCCGCCAGCGCGCGAACTGAACCAACACCGCACGGAAGCCTTCATGCATGGACCGCAAACCAAGACGCAAACGCCGGGGAGACGCCAAGCTCTGGAGCCTGGAGCCTGCCATGCAGGAGGCCATCATCGCACGGCTGGAGACCGGCACCATCGAGCAGACGCTGAAGTGGATCGCGGACGAATGCGGCATCACCTCTTCCGCAGGTGCGCTCTCGGAGTGGCGATCCTCCTGGCTTTTGGACAAGGACATGAACCTGCTCGCGCAGCAGACGGACGATTTCATGGAATCGCTGCGGCAGCTCAAGCGCTTCACCGCGGAGGAGATCACCGAGGAAGGGCAGAAGTTCTATCTGAAGCGCGGCCTGGTCCAGCAGGATCCGGAACTCTTCGCGGCCATGGCGTACCTGAAGCTGAAGCGGGACACCGCGAAATTCAAAGGCGAGATCGAGAAGGAAAAGCTCAGCCAGGGCAACCGCCGTCTCGCATTGCTGGAGAAGAAAGCCGAGCAGGCGGACCAGGCGAAGCAAGCCATGGGCAACGAGAAGCTCACGATGGAGCAGAAGCATGCACGGCTGAAGGAAGTCTTTGGAATGGCATGAGCGAAGGACTGAACATCATCGTTTCCGAACAGGCGAAAGACACGCAGCAGCGTGAGGCCATCGACAAGCTGCGCTTCCAGGTGGAAGAGCAGCAAAAAGACTGCGCGCAGAAAGGCGAGCACAGCTTCGAAACGCTTCAGTCGATGGGACTGGAGGACCTCGCGGAATTGGCCAAGGCCCACACGCGTGGGCAGAACATCACCGGATGGAAGAACCCATACCCGCTCGACAATCCAAAGAGCGTCATGCTGGAATACGGGGTTCGCTATGCTGACGATGACAGTCGCTTCAAGGATGCGCTGTGGCCGCGGCAAAGCGGCAAGGATTTCAACAGTGAAGAAGAGGTCAGCGAGGATTCCCACAAGCGTGACAGCAATCATTGGATGGTGGCGGCGCCATCCGAACGGCAGTCCCTGGATTCACTCGAACAATGCAAGACCTGGTGTGAGGCATGGGCTTTGCGCATTGATGACTACAACGAGACCCGCGAGGGCAGCAGCGGTGAGACGTTGCTGAAGTCAGCCGAGATCAAACTGAGCAACAAGAGCAAGGTGACAGCGGTGCCGGGCCGGCCGGAAACAGTGCGCGGCAAAAGCACCAATGTCCTGCTCACCGAAGCGGACTTCTTTGAGAAGCCCAAGGAAACCATCCGCGCCATTCTGCCATCCATCAGCAATCCGATGCGCGGCGGCGAAAAGAAGATGCGCGTGGTGAGCACGCCGAATGGTGTGGAGAAGTACATGCACCAGCTCCGCACGATGCAGACCACGAAGATGAAGTGGTCTCATCACACCATGAACATCTACCAGGCGGTACTCATGGGTCTGCCGGTGGATTTCGAAGCGCTCATCGAAGCCTTCGGCGATGACCATGATGGCGTGCGGCAGGAATTGTTCTGCGAGTTTCTCGACAGTTCAAACGTCCTGCTGCCCTACGACCTGATCCAGCAGAGCGAGAGCATGGAAGCCACGGAGGTGTGGGACCCGGCCATGTCGCTGCATCTCACCGGCCCCACCTTCACCGGCATCGACTTTGGCCGCATCGGCGATCCCACGGTGGCGTGGACGCTCCAGCTGGTGGGCAACTGCCTCTGGACGCGGGAAGTGCTGGTGCTCAAAAACGTGAGCACGCCGAACCAGGAGCGGATCCTGCGCGAGCGCGTCGCCGGTTCGGTGCGCACCGCAATGGACTACACCGGCCCCGGCATCGGCCTGGGGGACATGCTGGTGGAAAAGCATTCCGAGTGGGATCCGGACCACCACAAGTTCGGCAAGGTGGAGCTGTGCAAGTTCACCCGTGAGTTCAAATGCGAACTGTTCCCGGCGCTGCGCCGCTCGTTCCAGGCATCCATGCCGGATGCCAACCTGAAGGATCAGGGCCTGCCAATCCGCATCCCGGTGAGCCGGGTCATTCGCGAAGACCTTCACCAGATGGTGCAGACCCAAAGCGGGGATCAATACAACTACTGGAGCCCGCGCACCCGCAACGGCCACAGTGACCGCTGCACCGCGCTGGCTCTCGCCGTTCGTGCGGCGGGCGCCCCGATTGCCTCCTTCGGATTCAGCAAACCCAACCGTCCGGCAAGGGGGCGGCGCACGGCGGCTCTATGACACCGACCCTCACAATTCCATTTTGCGCGTTTCTGGCGCGTCTGACGCAAGCCCCCCTCGCGAGGCATGATGTCAGCCGGAAAGTGTTTGAAACGCTCAGCGGCGGTTTGAAACACCCTCGCCGCGCCAAATCCGGGCTTTTCACGGACATGAAAGGGGGTCCGGCATGAAATCCGCCCGAAAGACCGCCAAAAACGCCACCAGCACGGGCCGTCCCGTTTTCAAGGGACTGGCTGCCACCGCCCCGGCCAAGCGCCGCGCCAAAGCCGCCCTGGATTCCGAGCCCGCCGTTTCGGTGGACGTGTCCATCATGCAGCGCCGCACGCGCTTCAACCCGCTGCGCACCCTCACCGCCGAATCGCTGGCCCGTGCCCTGGACAGTTTCCGCTATGGCGACATGCGCTGGGCGGCCTACCTGTGGGAGGCGATGGCGGAGCAGGACGACGTCATCAGCTCCGTGAAACCAAAGCGGGAGAAATCCATCGCGCACCGCGAGTGGAAGGTGCTCATCAAGGACGAAGCCAATGCGGAGGATGCGCAGGCCAAGAAGCATCAGGAAATCCTGAACCGTTTCTGGCACAGCGCCACCGCCTCCAATGCCTACGACCGCAACGAGCGCGGCGGCATTTCCCGGCTCATCCGCCAGATGGCCAGCGCGATCTCGTTCCGCTATGCAGTCCATCACCTGGTGTGGAAGCCGGCGCCGGGCGAGTTGCGCGCCGAGTTCGAATTTGTCCCGCTGTATTTCTTTGAAAACCGCAGCGGTGAACTGCGCTTCGTGCGCGACGGCATCAGCACCACGGGCGAACCGATGGAGCCGCAGAACTGGATGATCACCGTGGGCGACGGCCTGATGATTGCGGGCAGCATCGCCGCCTATCTGAAGCGTCTTGCCAACCAGGATTGGATGGCCTTCAGCGAACGCTTCGGCACGCCGGGCGTCGTGGGACGCACCCGCGCCGGCAAAGACACTGACGCGGGCCGCGCCATGGCAGACGCCGTGGAACAGTTCGGCACCGAGTTCTCCGCCGTGCTCTATGGCGACGAGGGCGACGGCAAGATCGAGACCATCGAAGCGAAGGCCAACGCGGGCACCATCCCCATGCCGGTCATCGTGGAACGGCTCGACAAGAAAATCGCCACGCTCTTCCGTGGCGCGGATCTCTCGACCATCAGCAGCAGCCAGGGCGAGGGCACCGGCGCCAGCCTCCAGCTCGATGAGACGAAGATCCTGGACCGCGACGACGCGGCCATGATCACCGAAACGCTGGCCATGGTGGAGCGCATCGTGATTGCCTGGCACTTTGGCCAAGACACCGAGCCGCTTGCCGGAATCAAGGTGCTCGTGCCCGAAGAGCAGGACCTCACCCTGCTGCTCAAGGTGATCTGCGATCTGGTGGACCGTGGCGCGCCCTTTGAAATGGCGGACGTACTGGCGCGCTTCGGCTTCAGCCTGCCCAAGGACAATGCCGACCTTCTCAAGCCCATGAGCAAAGGCCCCACCGCCATCAATGCCCGCCCGAGGGACAAGCAGCTTGCGGGGTTCCGCGAAGCCATCGCCAAGGACAACGGCCCGCTCGCCGAAGCACTCATGAAGATCGTGAGCGCGGAAGGCGATGAAGCCACCCGCGCCGCCGTGAACGAAGCGCAGCAGCAGTTTCCCGAAGTCACCCGGCAGGTCCTCAGCCGCGAATTTCTCACCACGTTCTTCGCCGATCTCGCCGGTGAGGAAATGCTGAACCAGCTCGAAGACGACAAGGTTCCCGACACCGATTGAAACCCGTTTCAAACACCATGATCCGCATTCCACTTTCACTTTCCCTTGGCATGAGCGCCGCCCGCGCCATCGCCTGCAACGATCGCGCGGCAGCACGCGGCCTCAGCTTCACCGCCAGCAACGAGGCGATGATCAGCCAGGAAGTTTCGCCGGACGACTGGATCAAGCTCTCGCCCTATGGCGAGTTTCCCGTGGTGGTGAACGTGAAGGAAAACGGCAAGCTCGCGCCAAAGCGCTTCCTCCAGGTGGTGAACCGCCAGCAGGCGGACATCATGGTGAAGGCGTTCAACTCCTGGCTGAGCAAGGCGGGCAAGCTCTTCCGTGGCGCGCCCATCTACATCGGCCATCCCGACGTGGATCCCGGCAACTATCCGGACCATGCGCGGCGCGGCGGCATCAAGGAACTCCAGGCGCGCGAGGACGGCCTTTGGGGCAAGCCCGCCTGGAACGACCTTGGCATCAAGAATCTTGAGGAAGGCTATTTCGTGTATCCCTCGCCCGCATGGGACTTCGAACTGCCCGCCAGCGGCAACAAAATCTATCCGGATGAACTCGTGAGCGTGGGTCTCACCAACACCCCGAACATCGAGGCATCCGAACCCGTCACCAACGAAGCCAAATCCGGCTCGGAGGAAACCAACAACGAAAACGCAAACATGAAGAAACTGCACCAGCTCCTGAACGTGCCGGAAGAAAAAGGCGAAGACGGCCTTGCCGACGCGATCAACAAACTCCAGGCGCACAACTCGCGCCTCTCCACCGCCTGCAATGCCATCCGCAAAGCCTGCAACGATGCCGGCCTCAGCGATGACGTGATGATGGACACCGCCACCAACGAACTGAGCGGCGACAAGCTCGCATCCGTGCTGCTCACGAAGCTGAACGACGGGACCAAGGCCATCACGGACCTCACCGCCGCCAACGCGAGGCTCACCACGATCAACGCGGAGCGCAGCAAGGAAGTGGTGGACCGCGCCATCACCGAGGGCCGCATCACCGAGGCCGACCGCGTCACGCACATGACCGCGCTGAACGCGAACTTCGAGACCGGCCGCACCGCCATCAACGCGCTCCAGCCGAAGCTCGACACCACCAAGATCATGATCGGCAACGCGAAGCTGGACATCAGCAGCGCCGCTGAACGCAGCCGCGTGATCAACACCGCCGTGCAGGAATACATGGCCAAGCACAACTGCGAATACAACGTCGCCTTCAACGCCGTGAAAGCCGACAAGCAGTTCGCCCCTGTGTTCCAAGCCATGCAAACGCCTGGCAAGGACAAGGAGAACAGCGGCAAGTGATCCGCCACGGCAACCCTGAATCCAGAAATCCGAATCCTTCAACTCATCCATCCCATGTCAGACGAAACCAAAATCAGCGACGAAGAAAAAGCCATCCGTGACAAGATGGCCGTGGGCCTCTCCCGTGAGCAGGCCGTCCAGGTGGTCAAGAACCAGGCGGAACACGACGCCGCGCTCGCCGCTGCTGAAAAGAAATCCAAGAAGGAACCCAGATAGGTTCCCGCATCCCATCACCACACCATTCAAAGGGGCATCCGGTCCAGGCACGAACCACACCTTTGAATCAACGATGAAATCCAAACTCTGTTCCTTCCTCATGGGCTGCGCCGCCATCTTTGCCGCGCCCTTTTTTGAATGCCGCGCCCGCGCCCACAACGTGGGTGAAGGCACGCATGAACGCGCCATCAGCAAGACGGCGGACAATGCCATTGCCACCCGCTACCTGCTGGCGAAGTTCGGCACCGATGCCGACCACATCGACAAGTGCGGCGCTGCGGATCTTCCGCTTGGTCCCTGCGTGGATGAACCGGCCGCGGGTGATCTCGCCGCCGTGCATCTCCTGGGCCATGGCGCCACCAAGAAGATGATTGCCTCCGGTGTCATCGCGGCGGGTGATCGCGTGTACACCGACGCCAGCGGCAAGGTGCAGACCACGCCCACCACGACAGGCGTGTTCTGGCTCGTGGGCACCGCGCTCAGCGCCGCAGCGGCGGATGGCGACGTGATCGAAGTGCATGACTGCGTTCCGCAGCGTGTCCAGGTCATGGCGCTTCCCGGCAACGTGAACAGCGAGATCAGCGGCCTGTCCTTCAGCAGCACGCCCACGCAGGCGGAAGCCAATGCGCTGCGCGACAAGTGCGAGGAACTCGCGGACGACTTCCGCGCCCTGGCCACGGCCATCACCACGGACGCGGCGCAGGTCCTCTGGCTCGCCTCGTAGTCCCCAATCGTCTTTGAACCCACACTGAATCGGAGCGGGCCCGGTCAAGGCATTCACCATTCCCCAAATCTGATTCATCATGAAATCCATCTCCTTCATTTGCTTTTTCCTTTGCCTGCTGGTGGCCCTCCCGGTCATCCTGCACAAGGCCCACCGCTTCGCGCGCAGCTTCACCCATGGCATTGCCTGCAATGCGCGTGCGCCGCGCGGCCACATCGTCAACAGCGGCCCGCGTCTCACCGCAGCCGGGCTTGCCCTGCTCGCGGCCAACGTGGACCGCAGCATGGATCCCATCCTGCTGCCCGCGTTCGATGGCAACACCATCCATGAGCGCGTCACCGCCGCGAATGCCTCGCTCTTCACCGAAGCGTATTTCAGCGAGCCGCTGACCGCCTATGCCGTGGGCTTCAAGGACACGAACGACATTGAGGCCACGCTGGAGTTCTACGCGCCGAAGGTTTCCGTGCCGCGCCGCTTCGAATACGCGGAGCAGACCAACATCGAGGAATTCCTCTCCGAGACCACCGACGACCAGCGCGCGATCCGCGGCGACTTCAAGACGGTGGAATACACCGAAACCAAGACGCAGGCCGCCACGGTGAACCGTGGGCTGCGCATGGTGGTGGACCTTGACCAGGTCGCCGACAAGGCGAACTGGGAACAGGACTACACCGCGAAGCTCCTGCGCCGCCTTCGCCGCAATGCGCTGCGCCGCGCCGTGGCCCTGCTCAGCAATGCCGCCACCAACACCGGCAAGACCTGGGACACCACTGCGGGCAAGGATCCCGACCAGGACGTGATCAGCGAACTGGTCACCGGCAACACCGCAGCCGGCGTCGCGCGCAACCGCGTGGGCTATGGCGACACCTCCTGGGCGAAGCGCGCCCTCAGCCACCGCGCGCAGAACACGGCAGGCGGCTTCGCCTCCGCGCTCATGACGCCTGACCAGCTCGCGCAGCTGCTTGGCGTGGACCAGGTCCTCGTGAGCAAGGAGCGCTATGCCTCCAGCGCCAGCGCCAAGGCGGAGATCGTGAGCAACCTCGTGCTTATGTTCAATGCCATGAGCGGCGCCGATGTGGAAGACCCGAGCAACATCAAGCGCTTCGTGTCTCCGTGCGAAGGCGGCGGTGATGTGCGCGTGTATTCGCGCCAGCTCACGGCCAAGCTCTGGGAAATCGTGGTCGAGCACTACGAGCTGACCAAGATCACCAGCACGCTCGGCATCCGCAAGTTCACCGTCAGCTGATCCTTTGGGCGGCGCGCCGCGCCGTGTGCTTTCGCTTCATGGGTGTTGTGGTTTCACCCGGCAAAGCGCGCCGCCCTTTTCCTTCAAACCTTTTTCAATTCCATGGCCTGGCGTGCCCTCACTTCCGACGATGTCAAAAGCTCGCTCACCGCGATTGAGCTGGCAGCCTTCAGTGCGATTGCGCGGCAGGCGGGTGGCGCCGATCCCATGGCCAAGGCCCTGAGCCGCACCACCGGCGAAGTGCGCGGATACATCGCCGGATGCGAGCGCAACACCCTTGGCGAAGACGGCACCATTCCCGATGAATGCATCGGCGCGGCCTCGGACCTTGCCGCGTGGTACATCGTCACCGGCCCCGGCATCCGGCTGAACTCCGACCTCATCGAAGCCCGCAAGGAAAAGAAAAACGATGCCGTGAAGTTCCTGCAACGCATCGCCTCCTGCGATGTGAAGATTGCCCAGCCCATCACCCCTTCCGCCGATGTGATCCCGCGCAGCGAGTTCGTGCGCACCTCCGGCAACACCCGCCAGTCCACCCGCTCCAAGATGAGCGGCCTTTGAAACACCCTTTCAAGCCGCTTCGAAACGATCATGGAACTCACCCTGCCCACCACTGCCACGACGCCGGAGGAGGCGCATGTCACGCCCTCGCGCATCGGCAGGGACTTCCGCACCTGGCTGGTGAACAACCAGCGGCTGCTGGGCATCACCGACGCGCAGCTGGAGTGGTATGCCGGGCAGATGGAAACGGCCTACGAATTCGGCTGGCACGTGAAGGGACACCAGCGCGGCAACGAGTTCTGGTTCGAGTGGCATCACGACTCGCGCGACGCCAAAGCCACCGGCTCCATGAACGCCTGCGTCTATCGCGCGTTCCTCAGCTCCCTGGAAGCCCGCCGCAGGTATCTGCGGGACGGGAAATGAATTTCCGATTCCCACCCACCATGAAGGCACGGCAGAAACAAACATCCCGGATCGGCAAAGAATCTGCCGTGTCCACCGCTCCGGGCGCAGCGCCGGCCGATGCCGCGTGCGAGACCTTCACGATCGAACTCGACGAGTTCCGCAGCGTGGTGCTGCGCGTCCACACGGAGCAGCGCTACGTGTCCCTGGACGAACCCCATCGCCGCCCCGCCAGCGCGGGCGAACTCTTCCTCGCCCTCGCCCTCCTCTCGCCATCGCTCCACTTGGAAGGGGGTGCGGCATGAAACACTTTTCCTTTTTCAGCGACGAACGCATTGGCCACGTCGTGCTGATCCCGACGATCTGCATCCTGCGCGGACGATGCGAATGCTGCGACGAGCCTGGCGGCTGGATGGTCTCGCTCGACTGGATGATGTGGAGTTGGGGCATCACTTTCGACTTTGGAGGGCCACACCCATGAAGCCGATCCTCTTTCTCGATGTGGACGGTGTTTTGAATCGCTGCGGTCATTCGGCGCAGGGACTCGAATCCGACAAGCTCGATCTGCTGCAATGGATCGTGACACGCAGCCGGTGCGACGTTGTGGTGAGTTCCACCTGGCGAACCCTCCCAGACTGCAAGCGCAGACTGCTGCGCGCGCTTGCGGAGCGTGACATCGAACCCATTGGCTGCACGCCCGATCTCAATTGCTCGCGCGGCACCGAAATCAGCGTATGGCTCAAACTCAATCGCGCAGGTGAAAACTTCGTCATTCTGGATGACGACGAAGACATGGGCGAATTGCTGCCGCACCTGGTGCGCACGCTCAGCTATGGCGGCCTGACATCAGCGATCGCTGCGGAAGTGGTGAACCGCTTTGAAGCCATGAACCCTGAACCCTGAACGCATCGCCCATGAACCTCACCGCCAGCGCCCGCCCTTTGCTCGATGCGTTCCGCATCGCGGAGGCGCGTTCGCTTTTGCCCACCACGCTGGGCAGCGCGGATTTGCAGAACCTGGGCGATGGGCTGTGGAAGCAGGCGTTCTTTTCCGCGCGCACGCAGAATGCGGAATACCTCAGCGCGTTGAAGGGGCTCGTGGAGCGGTACATCCAGGGCGGATACAAAAACGACCTGGGCCAGCTCCGCGTGGAGGCGCGCGCGCTGCTGAAGCAGCTCGGCTACGACCCGGCCACGGGATTCCCCGAAGACTTCGGCCACGTGCCCGAAGCAGAGGCGGGCAGTCTCCAGGACCTCAGCAGCGAGAAGCGGCTGAACCTGATTTTCGAAACGCAATCGCAGCTCGCGCGCGGGCTCACGCAGCAGACGCAGGGCATGGCGCGCATCCAGGAATTCCCGGCGTGGGAGCTGGGCCGCATGTTCTTCCGCAAGGTGCCGCGCGGCAGCGAGCTGAGCAAGTCCATGGGCTGGGAAGCGCGCTTCCTGAAGGCGGGCGGCAAGCTGCTGGACGGTGAAAGGATGATCGGGCTGAAGAATGATCCCGTGTGGCAGAATCTCGGCAGCCGCGAGTTGTTTCCCGATGCGCTGAGCGTGAGTCATCCGCCCTTCGCCTTCAATTCCGGCATGGGCTGGAGGCTGGAACTCGACCGCGCCCAATGCGTGAAGCTGGGCCTGCTCACCGAAGACCAGCGCATCACGGACAAGGGCGAAGTGAAAAGCGAAAGCGCGTTTCCACCCGTGCCGAAGAAACTGGACGACGCCACGCGCCTGGCGGTGCTGCGCAAACTGCGCGATGCCGCGAAGGGCATGCCGCTCGGTGACGAGGGAATTCGCGAGGCATTGCGCAAAGCCTCCGCGAGCAATGACGCCACGCCGCTCGGAGACCTGATGCTGCTCGCGGTTTGCCTCAACGTCATGGGAAGGAGGCATCGCTGAGTCATGCCGCTGCAAATCGCCATCACCGCCACCGACGAAGCCACGCCCACCCTGCGTGCGCTGATCAATCTCGGCGCGAATCCGCAGCCGCTGAACCAGCGTGTGGCAGAGCACGCCGCCGTGCTCACGCGCAATCACCTGGCCACGCTCAATCGGCACACCACGGCGAACCGCCTGGGCGCCACGCCCACGGGATACTTCGAAAAGAAAGCCACGGGCGTGGAAGCCAGCGCCACGGCGGAGGCCGCGATCGTTTCCATTCCCACCGGCAACGGTCAGGAGGCCTTTGCCCGCGTGAACGGCCCCGTGACCATCACCGCGCAGGCTGCGAAGTACCTCACCATTCCCGCCATCGCCGCCACGTATGGCCGCCGCGCCCGCGAGTTCGATGATTTGAAATTCATTCCTTTCGGCAATGGCGTGCGCGCCCTGGTGCAGCAGTCCGTGGAGATGGTCCCCGGCAAGCGCAAGGCGGAGGTCAAGAAGATCACGAACCACGTGTTCTACTGGCTGAAGCCAAGCGTGACCCTTTCGCAGGACCGCAGCCTGCTGCCAAGCGATGAGGAATACCTCAACGCCGCCGAGTCGGGAGCCGCACAACGTTTTGAAGAACTTCGGGGTGAAGCGCTCGCTTCCACTCCATCCCAACCCACCTGAACCCAACCCATCCACTCCAATGAGCAATCAGTTCCACAACGGACGCGTCGCCAAAGTCGGCGACCCCTGCCACTGCCTCGATCTCGACGGCAAGACCGAAATCAAAGGCCGCGTCATGCGCCCGGACCTTCGCAAGCCGGACCTGCGCGTGATCGTGGACGGCCCGCGCGGCCGCTGCAGCTCGCTCACCAGCGCGTTCAACCACATCAAGGACACCGCGCCCGAAGCGCCCGCGCCTGAATCTCCCGCTGCGGAATAGCCCATGGATGCCCTGGAAACATTGCAAGCGCGCGTCACCGGCTACCTGCTTCGGGTGGCCGCGCTGCAATCCACCCCGGTTTTCCTGATGCGTCCGCGCCTGGATGCCAGCGGCAACGCCATCACCGCGCCGCAGCTCCAGCAGGCGGTGAGCGATGCCCTGGGCGGCATCACGCTGCGCGGCGGCAAGGCGGGCACCGCCATCAGCGTGCTCATGCCGGAGGAAGGCGTGATCGACCACATGCAGGTGGGCGAGAGCAACGCCACCGAAGTGCGGCTCACGCTGCGCATCCTGGAGAACCTGATGGTGAACACCACGCCGGGCCTCGGCACGTTCCTGAGCTGCGAAACGCTCTGCAACGAGGTCATGGCAAACCTGCACGGCCTTCTGCTGGGAGACATCGTGCTGCGCAGCGACGAGGCGCGCGGCAAGTATCCCGTGAACGTGAAGGACGACGACACGCTGCTGGTGTACGAAATGCTTTTCACCGGCATCGCGAAGCGCCCCGCCGCCACGCGCGTCTCGGAGATCAAGGCCATCCTCAGCGCCGCCCCACTGCCGCGCAACGTGACACTCGGCTGCGCCACGGAAGATGCCGCGATCTGGGTCACCACGGACGGCAGCTTTCCCGCGCCGGACAACGCCAACGCCACGCAGTACACCACGACCTTTTCGATCACCGATCCCTGCACGCTCAGCGCCGTGGCGTTCAAGGATGGCCTTTCACCCTCCAACCTTTTGCAGCGCATCCTCACCTGATCCATTTTCCAAACGTCAGTTCAAGCGGGCTCCGGTCAAGGCACGACACTCCAACCCACTTGAATCATGCTCAAAACAATCATCTTCGGCGGCATTCTCCGCTGGGCCGCTGACGGCGGCACTGAAACCGTCACCATGGTGGAACACACCGTTGGACCGGCATACCAGCCGCGCACGTCCGACAATGGTGGTGCGCTCTTCCTCCCGCTGGGCAATGCCCCCAGCTTCAACGTCACCCCCAAGCGCGGCGAAGTGGAGGTGCGCGGCCCCACTGAGGGCGGCTACGCGTATGGCCACGTGGAGACCATCATCACTGCGAATGATATGGAGATCACCGCGCAGCTCACGCAGTGGAGCGAGATCACGCTTCAATCCGTGTTCCAGCTCGCGGCGCTCCCGGTCATCGGCGATCCCGCCGTGGAGCCGCTGAAGCAGAGCGCGCCGCAGACCGGCTGGCTCCAGCTGGACGCGGGCGACCAGAGCAGCACGAAGATTCTCGAAGGCATCACCTATGCCGAGTTGAAGGTTGTCGCGCTCCCCGGAGCGGAAAAGAAAGTGGACTACGGCATCGTGTTCACCGCACGCAAAAATGCGTTGAACACAATCGAGTTCCCCTCCGCCACCTGAACCGCCTCACCTTTCCGGGTCATGGAGTCCATCGGGCCGCTGTATCTCTCGCAGCATCGCGTCAAACACAATGGCGTGACGCTGCTGGACTACGGCGGCCTGTTGCTCGGCGACATCGGCGTGAAGATCACCCCTTCACGCATGGTGCAGGCCGTGAGCGGTCCCGGATGGAGCGCGGGCGGCACGTACGACCGTGGGAACCGCACGCACCAGGTGAGCTTCACCTTGGTGCGCCAGTTCGCCAGCGTTTGGCTGGCCATGATGGACCAGCTGAACTTCACCAAGAACCTGCCCACGGGTGGCGCGGACACCACCATTGAAATCCAGTATGCCTCAGCCGGGCTCACGCTGGCCCGGTCCACCATCACCGCCGCGCCGGCCGGTGTGCAGGGCATCCGCTTCTCTGTGTTTCAAATCACCATCCAGGGCGGCGCCCTCACCGGAGACGACATGGCCATCGCCGGCATCCTCGACGAGGACGGCGGCCAGATCACCGACGAGGACGGCGGACAGATCATCGCCGGCTGATGCCATTTCCCAACCCTGAACCCTGAACGCCGAACCCTTTCAACAACACCGCTCATGAAAACCATTTTCAAAACACTTCTCGCGGCCCTGCTCATCGCTGGCACGGCGCACGCGCAGACCAAGATCAGCGAATACCCGCGGGCGGATTCCGTGGCCACGGGAGACATCGTGCTGGGCACGCTCTCGCCGGACTCCGCGCCGGCCACGAAGGGCATTCCGTTCTCCGTGATTGATTCGCTGCTCAGCGGCACCCCGAAGGTGCTCTCCAACAAGTCGATCTCAGGGCTCAGCAACACCATCACGAATGTCTCGCTCACCAGCGCTGTCACGGGCACCTTGCCAGTGGCGAATGGAGGCACCGGGCAGACCACGCTGCAGGCGGCGATCAATGCCCTGCTGGCGGCCAATGGCGCGCTCTCGCAGGGTGATCTTTTCTATTTCAACGGCACCAACGTGGTGCGCCTCGCGGCGGGCACTTCCGGATACTATCTGAAGACGCAGGGCACGGGCGCGAATCCCGTGTGGGCATCGGTCACCGGAGGCGGCGGCACGTGGGGCACCATCGGCGGCACGCTCACGGACCAGACGGACCTCGCGGCGGCGCTCAACGGCAAGGTGCCAACCACGCTCACCATCAACGGCCATGCTCTCAGCGGCGACCTCACGCTCACCAAAACCGATCTCAGCCTGGGCAACGTGGAGAACACCGCGCTGAGCACCTGGGCAGGATCCGGCAACACCTTCACGAGTGCCACCTGGAATGCCACGGCCATCGGCGCCACATACGGCGGCACCGGCATCACGAGCTACACGCAGGGCGATCTGCTCTATGCCTCCGCCAGCAACACGCTGAGCAAGCTCGCGAAGAACACGTCCACCTCACGCGTGCTCACCAACACCGGCACGCTGAACGGCCCCGCATGGGCGCAGGTGAATCTTGCCACCATGATCACCGGAGACCTTCCCGTGGCCAATCTCAACGGCGGCACCAATGCGAGCAGCTCCACCGTGTGGCGCGGCGATGGCACCTGGGCCACGCTGAATGCGCTGCTCAATGCGCTCGATGCCACGCCGGGCACGATGATCTACCACGCCTCCGATGGCACCTGGAAGACCGTGAGCGGCATCGAGGTGAACACCACCGATTCCGCGGACTCGCTGAAGCTCCTCCAGGTGACGAACACCGTGGACGCCACACCGGGGCTCTATCTCAACCTTGCACCCACGGACGTGATCAACGCGATCCAGGTGGACATGGTTCCCAACGGCGCGGCCACGAACCTGCTGCAATACAACAACAACAGCGTCGAGACCTTCACCATCGATCTCGACGGCGCCATCACCACCGGCGAATGGGATGCGACAACGATCGCTATCGCGCACGGCGGCACCGGAGCGACCACGGCGGCGGATGCCATCAACGCCCTCGTGCCCTCGCAGACCGGCAACAGCGGCAAGTTCCTCAAGACAGACGGCAGCGTGGTGAGCTGGGCCACTTCCAGCGGCGGCTCACCGGGCGGCAGCAGCGGGGATGTGCAGTACAACAATGCCGGATCCTTCGGCGGCGTCTCCGGGCTCACCACTTCGAGCGGCACTTTGAAGACCGCCACGCTCTCCCCTGCGGATGACACCACCGGCCTCACCGTCACGGGCGGCAGCATCACCGGCAGCGGCACCACGCCCTTCCTGAGCGGCACCGGCACCTGGAACACCACCGGCGCCGCCACCGCCATCAAGTGGAACATCACCAACACCGCGAGCGATGCCGCCAGCCTCCTCATGGACTTGCAGGTGGGCGGCTCCTCTGAGTTCAAGGTGGACAAGGGCGGCGTCGTCTATGGCACCACCTTCAGCGCGGCGGGCGGTGACTTCGTGGACTTCCTCAAAGGCGGCGGCAGTGGTGGTGGCGGCATGCGCCTGTTCACCAATTCGGGCAAGATCATCTTCACGGACGGCAGCTCCACCACTGTCTGGTATGGGAACAGCAGCAGTTTCACCGTGGGGCCTTCCGTCCTTGGGCTCAGTGCCAACGGCACCCAGGTGAACATCATCACCGGCAGCGGCTCGCCTGAGAGCGCCGTCTCCGCGCCTGTCGGCTCGCTCTATTTGCGCAGCGATGGCGGCGCGGGCACCACGCTCTACGTGAAGGAATCCGGCACCGGCAACACCGGCTGGATCGC